TAAATAGTAGCGAACTCCATGCCCAAAATCTTTTCAGTGCGGTCTTTATCATCCAAGCCGCCAAACCAAATCTCAGATTCATTCTGAAACTTGACATACCAGTGCGTTTTGTCGAGCTTGTATTCCACACCAGGGAAAGCCAGCTTCATCACCTTGGGGAAGGTGTCGTAAACAATCGAGTTCACCACATGGTTAAACCTGAATCGCAGGATGGTATGCCGTGAGCCTGGAGCCTTCAATGCTCTCAAGATGATCTGGCGCACCAGTAGGAATGTCTTACCTGACCTTGACCCGCCAAATAGCATGGCATAGGTAACATCGCTGCTCAGTAGCTTTTGAGCCTCGATTTGTTTTGCATGGAGCTTCACGCTGATTCGTCTAAGTTATTCAGACTAATAACGAGAGGGCCAGAATTAGCACCAGTAACTTCTTGCTCGTGCTTATCTTTCCAGCCAAGGATATTCTTAGCACTAAAGATTGCAAATGGAGCGTTATATGCCCCATTCATCGTGCCTTCTACCAATAATGATTCCTGATATTCCTTAGCTCTTTTATATGCGTAAGAAAAACTTGGATGTTTTAATTCACCATCAGCATTTTTAGCAGTAGCCCAATCGTGTAATGTCTCTCTGGTGACACCACAATTGCAAGCAAATCGAGCAAGAGTAGGAAACTTATTCGGCAACATCCGAGTGCGTTCCCCTCCCTTACCGTCAGCCTCAATAACTTCTTTATAAGGCTGAATGTCAAAGAATTTAATTAGGTCGTCTGCAAACTCTTCTTTAAAAAGTGTAGGCCGACCAACTGCTCGTTTTTCAGTAGTCATTGCTGTATAGGGTTTCCGTTAACGTCTTGAATTTTAAGAATGTCCTCATTGCCTGGGAAGACAACAAAGTTTCTTGTCTGTGGTGCTACTTGCTCTTTAAGCTCTGCATCATGCAGACCAAAGTTCTTCAATACGCTCAATTGATTCAATGCGTCTAGCTTGTTGTCGAACTGAGTGTAATCACCAAATCCTTTTGCTGGTGAGCCTACATGATACGTTGTTGGGCCTGTTCTGCTTCCAGAATCATTGTATTTAATCCCAGGTATGCCTTGGTTTGACAATGTTGAAGCAATATCAGGTTGACTTACTCCTAAGTCTCTATTTAATACATTGTGCCATGTGGAAGCTAATGGGTCGGCATCCATCCATTTTTTCAAATCAAAATCTGGTATGGAGGGAAATTTGTCTGCAATGTTTTTTAATGCAGACTTAACATTTTCTGGTTGCTGGCTCAAGGGCTTATCCCAATCCAACATCTTGTCAATGTGTTCGTCTGGCAGGTCAATCTTGTATAAATTGCCAGGGTCAACAGATTTCTGATCTCTCATTTCCATTACATGATCGTACTCATCAGCGGCATTTTGGCCTTTTTCTGACTTGAACTTTCTGTAAGCTCCTGGATAGACTGAATCACTATCCATGATCTGACTCAATTCTTTTAGCCTTTTGTTATAGGCTTGAATGGAATCCATGTCTTTGACATTTTTTTGGTATTGTTTTGCAACAGCAGGATTTTCAGCAACATATAGCCCATGCCCATAAGCCTGAGCGCCTTCCCCTGAACCAATCTTCTTAGGGTCAAACGCTGTAAACCGATATGGCGACCCATGATAAACAGTCATCCCAGCAGGCGCTAATGATTGCGCCATCATGCGGTCTACGTTTTGCGTAGCAGGGCCGTTTAGCTGTTTGGTTTTTTGCCATTCACTAGCAGCCGCTTGTTGGGCTTGGTTAAACGTGCGAGCTTGGTCATTGGCGTTACCAAGAGCTTGCATTAAACTTAGGACAGGGTTTTGCACCGTGTCGCTAAGTCTGCGTTTTTGGCTGTCGATATAGCTGAATAGATCGGCAATCGTAGCCATAAACTAACCCATCAAATCATTATTGTGCTGGCGTAGCAGGTTCTTCAACAGGCGCAGGAGCAGCATTACCCAATTGGGCCTCAGCTTGTTGCTTAACGCTTGCCATTAACGCATTGTGGGCCTTTGCATGGCTTTCCAATGCTTTGAACAAGTGTTCTACTTCTTCGATAGTATGCTCAAGAACGATTTTGATGCTCATTTTTTTGCTTTCGATTTAGGGGATTTCTTTTCAGCTTCACGTTTTTCCGAGTATGCGATAGCGACTGATTGCTTTAAAGGTTTCCCTGCTTTCAGTTCGGCTTTCACATTCTCAGAAAACGCCTTTTTGCTTGTCGATTTTTTCAAAGGCATGATTATTGACCGTGAAGGATTGCGTAGTTCAACTTAACAGCTTCAGACAGCGAGCCGCCAGAGATGTTTTGCACACCAATCGTAGCCGAACCGTTACCCATAGTCGCAATGAACGAAACGTAAGTACCAGCAGTAGCAGTACCGCCAGATACGTTAACGATCAGCACGTCACGAGGGCTAATCAAGCTGTTATTCAAGGTAAAAGTCACCACAGCGCCAGCAGCCAGTGCAGCGTTGTTCATGGTAATTTGACCATTAGAGAAATTGCAAGTAACAGCAGTTGCCTTGCTAGTGAGTTGAGTTGCAGTGCTTTCAGCAGCCAGGGAGTAACCGATTTGCTGGTTAGCAAACACGGTATCAAAAACTGGGTCGCTTACTGCTACGCCAAGATATGCCATGATTATTTCCTCATTGTCTTAATTTTTGACAGAGCTTTCATTTGCTCGTCAGCACAACGCTTGGCCGCAGCCATGCGTGAACGATTGGATTCGATCTCACGAGCTTCTTTCAAAGTTCGCAAGTCAGCCTCAGCCCGCCACTTCTTTTCTTCGTCCATATCCCTTACAGGCATAGAGATTACTTCTACCTTTTTGGCAGGCTTCATGGGAGCTTTGGTAGCCATTATTTACGACCAGAGCTGATGTTGCTTTGGGGCAGCATGGGGATGCCGTTGGTCAGGGTAGGCTCTTTCACAGGGCCTTCTGGCGGCTCAAAGTGGTTACGGTCACCAATGCGGCAACCATGAACGTAATCAGCGGCATTTTGCAAATGACCTTGGTCTTTCAGGCCAGATTTGCCCTTCATTTCACGTTCTTTTTTCGATTCAATGGGTAGATCACGCATGGGTAACTCCTAGGATAAATGTTAGCTAACAGGCTCAATTATCACAAAATGGGGAATTTAGTCAAGGTGCTGGCATTGAAAAAAACGACCCCAAGAGGAAATCGAGCAAACCCCTTAAACGCTCATAGCAATGCCAGCATTGGAATTTTAACCAAGTCATTGCCAATAGTCCATTTGGGCGTTCAACAAGTTAGGGCAGAAAGCAGAAAAACTCCCTAAGTCCACCATCCTGGATTGTCTGCTTAACCTATTGGCAGTAGAATTCTATATCGCAGTTGCTAATTTGAGCGACTTTAGGGAACATAACAGTTCCCTTTTTTTTATTTGCTCAAGTTATCGTTTATCTTGGCAATAATGTTTGCTTCAATCGCTCGGATTTGACTAATGTCTGAGATGTTGAAAGATTGCATCAACTTTTGAGCTTCTTCGTCTGCCAGCACTTCAGCTTGATCTAAGCCTGCTGATTTCAGAATCTTGTCTTTTAAGTCGCCAGCTAAAGATTTAATCTCATGCTCGGCAACATCCTCTACAACTTCTTCAATAGCCCAAATTAACAATGGCAACATAATTTTTCCTTAAAAAAGTGGGGTACTCGCTGCGTCTGGTGTCTCTTTATGTGCCCTGTCTAGAACAAGTAACTAGCATCCGCTTTCCCCCGTTAATCAAAATGGTACAGAATCGTCAAACGAATCATTGTGGCTTGGCTTTTTAGCATAGCCTTCTTGCGGCTTTGGGTCGTTTAAATAAGCCCAACCAGACCAGCCGCCCTCAACTACTGGAATGCTGTCAATCTTAAGCATTGGGCCATTCTTAGTCTCAATCATAGAGCCAATGCGTTGATAGCGTGACTTTTCTTGACCTTCTTTGTTGGTGTATTTGCCGCTGACAATGGTAATTTCTTTAATGGTTCTGCTCATTTCATGCTTTCAAGTTAAGTAATTGCGCCACTTTGTGGGCTGTTTCGGTCAAAAACTCTATGACTTCGGCTTCCAAGAGCTGAATGTATT